GAATGTCAAAGTTAATATACATATTCGCATCCTTTGTAAGTCCCTTGCCGTCCACCTTGTAGTCTTTGCGCGGATCAATCACATTGTCTAGGTCGTGCGTCTTGAGCGTCATGGGTCCCGAAAAGTGCGGGACGACAAACTCAAACCCGTTGACTGACTCTTCGAAACTGACTGTAAGCTTGTACCGTAGGTCGTGTCCGTTGCGCTCAAACTTGGGGTGCTTCTTGATCCTGAAAATAACTTGCAAGTGACCCGAACGTTCGTTGGGTGATCGCGCCTGTTCACCGAGTCCCTCGATGACTTGCGACGTACCATCCTCGAGTCCTGGTGAAATGTTGAGATTGAGTGACGCTGCATTTGTCACGTGACGCTGGTGGTGACACTGTGCACACCCGCGCGGAAGTTGTCCTCCACCCTGACATCCGTGACACGGCCGCTGGAACATCTGCGAAATGATTCCCATGTTTTGAACTTCACTGAGCATACCGGCGCCGTTACACACTGAGCACTTGTGCAGACAGGCGAAGCATGGTTTCGTGATTGTCACCTTGAGTGTCTTTGTGACTCCCGTAAACACCTCGTCGAGCGACAGTTCAATGACGTGTTTGTGATCGCCTCGACGTCCGTTCCCGCCTCCGCTAAACTGTCCGTGACCAAAGGGGCCACCAGCACCTCCGCCAAACATGTTCTGGAACACCTGTGAAATGTCCGGACCCTGTGGCATTTGCTGCTGAGGATCATCCGTCCCAAACTGGTCGTACTTGGCACGTCGATCGGGATCGGAGAGCGTCTCGTGTGCCTGGTTGATCTTCTTGAACTTTTCGGCATCACCGCCGGGCTTGTCTGGGTGGTGCTTGACGGCCAACTTACGGTACGCCTTTTTGATTTCGTCGACCGATGCACCTCGATCGATACCGAGCGTGTCGTAGTGACTCATTACTTAGAGTTGTCGCGATATGTTTAAGCAAAATGGACCGCGAACCCGAGATTCTCCAGATTGTCAAAGAGCGTGGACCCATTACCGTGCGTCGCATCGCCAAACTCACGGGCCTTAACGTCCATTTGGTGAGTGGGGCGTTGCACGGCTCCAAGAAGACGTGTAAGGTGAATCGTGCACCGCTCAGTTCACTCAAAAAGTCAATCTGGTCGTATAGCGAGACGCCGATCCGGCCCACAAAGGTGGGTTTGGTCAAAACGGATGAGAGTACCTAGGCAAGCAGGAGCCATCGCGGCTTGGGTCCTCTCACCTTGACAAAGGGTCGGTACGCTTCGACCCATTCGTGTTTGTACTTGTCCCAGAGTTCACTGTTGGACATCTCAGGATCGGTCAAACACCACGTGGTCCAGAGTTCACGCTGTACCTGTTCCCAGTCCATGATGGTCGATACGCGGATACAGTCTTAAGACTGTGAGTATTTTACATGTATGATTATTTGGGACATTTGGAACCACGTCCATGCGATCGAGTTTGGGTTAGTACTCCCACCCGGACTCAAACGTGAATGGATCGACCAGGATGGAATGCCTCGGACATATGAGACGCTCGTTCGCGAGGATACAACCTTGTGTAAACGCCGAAAGTTGAACCCAAAGTACGAGAACGCCTACCTAGAAAAGGACGGAACGATCAAGTCTGACCTCGACTCGGTCGTCGCGGTTCAGCGCATATGGCTTGACAAGGCCTACACACCCAATAGTGGTGTGATGTACAACAAAATAAAGTCTCGCTTTACATCAGAATGCCAACGGCAGCAGATTACCAGTTCAAGTACCAAGTGAATGGGACTGACGTTGGCGAATCACGTCACCTCGACCAGTGGACCAACATCAACACGTATTATCACGCACCGAACGGCTATTTCCGCGACACAGACGTTGCAGTCATTCCCTTCTGCCTCGACACGACGTCGTATCAACCCACAGGCACGCTCAACTTTTCGCGCATCGACAAGTTTCAGATTGTCACACCGCCAACCGTGCCGTTTACAAGCATGGTCACTGGGAGTTACCTCTACGCCGTCGGGTACAACGTCATCGAGATCAAGGATGGCACCGCCTCGCTCCTTTATTGGGACTAAAAACCTCGTACTGTATTAGATGGCCGAGACGCCAGGTGCGCAACTCCTGGTTGAAGGCCCACAGGACGTGTGGCTCACCTCCGAGCCGCAAATGTCCTTCTTCAGATCGACGTACAAGCGACATGTGCCTTTTGGCATGTCGCTCGAACGTGTAAATGTCGCCCCAGGTGGGCTCGTACGCTTTGACACATCAAAGGGTGATCTGCTCGGCTACGTCTACATGACCAAGCACCACCCGGTGACTGACGCGCACGTGCCGACGCCAATCACATTCACGTCGATGGCGACGCGACTCGGTGAACAAATCATCGACAAACGCGACCTCGTCTACCTGAACACGATCCGGCGTGCGATTGAGACCAAGAACGAATCACAGGCCAAGACACCCACGGGGTTCCAGCCGCTCATTCTTCCATTCACGGGTGCATACTTCCCGCTCGTCGCAATTCGACACGCACAACTCGATCTCGTATTTGAGGGACTCGACGGTGCGTACACGTACAAGGTGTGGGGTGAGTTTATTCACCTGCCGTACGAAGAGCGTTCGTGGTTCGAGATGACCACGCACAGACTGATGATTCAGCAGGTGCGCAAGACTGTTCCGCTCAACGGTGATCTGTGCCTCGCCGGACCGATAAAGTATATCGCATGGCCGACAATCAACTATACGGCCGAGTACATTGCTGATAGGCCGCCCGTGCTCGCCACGCCAACGATACCAGTCATTGTCGATACCGCAAGTGCCAATACATTCTTTGTTTTTCAGACGACACCCTATTACAATCTGGGCACACTGACGTACACAACAAGTGCACTTCCCGCCGGGATGTCCGTATCTGCAACATCTCTAACAGGTATCACGTTGGGTTTTGCGCAGGGTACAAACGTCGATATTCAGACAATCCGCGTGAGTGTAAAAAATTCCGTAGACATCGCGACGAGCATAGAATTTCCGATTGCATATGCATCGACTGTCGATCGATATATAGTCGAGAATTATCAAAACCAGGTGTACTCGGTGAATGGTGGCGCAAATCCTACGTTTTATGTGGCTCGCACAACGTTGATTGTGTTTTATATGAATGCACCTGGTCAACCATTCAATATTCAGACAGTCAGTGGTGCATATAGTGCCGGGGACGTGTACACGTCCGGCGTGTCGTATCCAGATACCGATGTAGGTACCATAGTGTGGCGCGTCCCCGCCAGTGCACCCGGTACTCTTTACTATGCTTCGAAGAACAACTCACTCATGGTTGGTACGATTATCGTTATCAACTAAACTATGATTTGTCTCCACACGTCTCAAAAGTAGAAACACCTCTATACCTATAAACAAAATGTCCTTTGCATTCTTCGGAAATTATATCCGGGCATGGGACACTGAAAAGCCAACCATCGCAACAATCGGTCCATTCTTTGACGAGTGGCGGCTTGTTGTTGAACTTGTAACCATCCCGTACGATGGTGGAGAACCAATGCATCAGTGGTCACTGTGTATGACTACCGCTATGATGATCCGCCGGTACTCAACTCTCTAAACTAGGTTTTGTTCCAACCAGTCTATCGTCAGTGACCGTAGATCCACCATCATTACAATGCAGACACTGTTCAAGTTTCGCGTCGTGCCGAGGAGCTTTGTTCGATCTGTCATGGGGAAACCCTATACGGGTGACGAATGGGAACTATGGAGGGCGAAGGAACAGAAGACGAGCACACCCCAACCGGAGAAGTTCACACAGTCGTTTCAGGACTACCTCGACTCAAGGCTCACCTATGAGAAAATGATGGATCAATCCGACGCAGAGAAGAAGAAGACCCCACCTCCAGATAATCTCACTAAAAAGTAACAGATGGTAAATTGTGAAAATATATGCGTTGCAGTTTTTGCTATAGCATATATGAGTCTATATATATTGTTTTTTTGGAATATCAAAGAAATCTGGTAACACCCATATGCACGTCCACGTCTACCCCA